TCAGAACCTGTTCGCATGGAACCTTACCGAATCATACTGGATGCAAATTCAGCTTCCTCCGAGGGCTATGGGCGAGGGCCAGGTAGCTTGTAGTTTCGTGGCGTGTGTCGACGGGTCAATCGTTGTGAACGACGTGGGAACGAACTACTTCTATTTCAGCACAAGGTTCCCATTGAACACCCCGACCCGCACCGTGTTCGACATGAGCGGCGGCCAAGTTCAGTATGAACCAGACGGCATCACCGTGAAGACGGTGGACTTGCCTAGCGAAAGCATAGTGTTCCTAGATTCATACCAGGTTCCGCAATACCATTCCAGTTATTCCGCAGCCGACAACATCGACGCACTGGCCGCAGTGGGCGACATGCTTTACGTATTTGGAACTGGCACTGTCGAACTTTGGCAACGTGGTTCTGGCGAATACGAACAATGGTTGAGGACAAGCTATACGGCAAACCTTTCTAACGGCGTGGAGGCGCCTTTCAGCGTTGCGGTAAACAAGACCGAGATATTCTATGTCGGTGCCGGGACCAGTTTCGCAAAGGGCGTCATGATGGCATCGGGTGCAGACTACAAGAAAATCAGCCCAGACTGGCTCGACAAGAAGCTGCTGGAAACTGGCTCGCAGAATGCATACGGCTTCTGCTATTCTGTAGGTGAGCATCAGTTCTACGTCCTTCAACTTTCAGGCATTCACGAAACCTGGTGCTATGACGTTTTTAGCGGTCAGTGGCATCAACGGCAGTCAAGGGACCGTATCAACGGAGCCGAGATGCAATGGCGTGTCCAGGGAATCGCATGGTGGAAGGAAAAGTTCTACGCATTCTGTGGCGATGGCGGAGTCTACATCCATGGCGACGACTACTGGAAGGAAGACAATGTCGAGGGCCAGGGCTGGCCTATGATTAGGCATCGCCAGGGCTCAGTAATCGTTGACGATTTCAAGCCTTTCATTCTTCAAGAAGTTTCCGTGGAGATGAACGTTGGAACACGTGAAACATATGAAATCAAGCCTATGCTGACGCTGGAATGCAGCAAGGACGGTGGAGAAACGTTCGGCAACAAGCACAGCGTTTCATGCGGACTGGCTGGCGAGTACAGCCACCGTGTTCGATTCCATCTTGGAGGAAGGACGAGGCTTTGTGTTTTGAGGCTGACCTATTCATACCCGACTGACCTCGTGTTAAGCACTGCAAGTATAAGGGCAGTAGGCACTGCATGCATGATTTAGGGGGAATGGAATGATTTATTCAGCCAACATCAACAGGGGTTCTAACCTTGATGCAATAGCTGGCCTGATGGCCGGAACATGGGACGAATACGATTCCCGTGAATGGCACATTGTGAAGACCCCGATGTTCCTTTGCATCACTGGCACGTTCGGTGCTGGCGGGACATACCCGTTGCCATTCAGGTTCGGCATGACAGTCATGGCCGACATAGCATACGGCGACGGGACCAGTGCCCAGAAGATTGTAAAGTTGACGGACAAGGTCATACAGGTGCAGGGCCCTTGCCTTGTAAGGATTATTGCGTTCGGCAAGGCGTCGGATGCACAAAGATTATTTTAGCTGTGAGGTTTCACATGAAACAGGAAAAGGAAAACAAGGACAAGTACAAGGAGCTCATCAAGCGCATGAGGACTTTCAATGAGCTTCTTGGCGACTACCTTGACGCAATCGACATGGACAATGCCGACGAGAAGGAGGAGGATAAGTAGTATGGGAACTTATCGTGACGCAATGAATGAATGGGATGAGCTGGACACCTTCGACAAGATTGGTGCGGCTACTGGTCTTAACCCTATCGCAGGAGGAAACTTCTTCGGTGACCTTCTCGGCCTTGGCAACTCCAAGCAGGTCGATGCCGCATTGGCGAGCTATGACAAGCTGATGGACGAGGCTGATAGTGTTTACACCCAGAACATGAAAGACCTTGGGACTTATGGCACCCTTATCCAAGACACTTATGGAGAAAATGCTGGCAAGTACAACGATGCACTGCAGACATTCCTTGACAGTGCGGTCTATCAGGGTAAGGACTTCAACTACACTGGCGACATCAACGACTTCTATTCCAAGTTTGCAAACCAGCGTGCCCAGCAGGCAATGGACGCCATCCGTGGAACCTATGGCGACATTATGTCGTCCGAGTTCGCAAATGCCATGGGAGCCAAGCAGCAGGCATTGGCCAGCGAGGAATGGGAAAAGGCCTATGATAAATTGCTCCGTGACAGGCAAATGAAGTTGAGCGAATGGCAGGCCAACCAGACCAACCAGTGGAACAACTACAACGCACAGCAGGACCGCTACAAGGCAGCCGTGGAAGCATACGGCAACGACAGGAATGCACTCATTTCTGGCAAGGGCGATGTCATCGGCAACACCATCAACGCAAGGAACGCAAACCTTTCTACCGTGTCCGACATTACGCAGGCAAGGGCGAACGCAGAACTGCAAAGGCAGAGCGGAAACGCCGCATTGCTTGGTCTTGCTGGCCAGGTCATCGGTGCAATTCTGTAAGGGGGAATTATGGCTTTGAATATCGATTGGCGCACCCCGAACGTGCGTGACATGAACGTTAACTCGGTGATGGAAAGCAACCGTCAAATGATGGGCCAGGCCGCACAGGGCATAGGAACGTTCATAAAGAATTACAGGAAGTACAAGGCTGACCAGGAGATGAAGGGCATTGTCAATGACTTCAATGCTGCCAAGGGCGAACGTGAAAGCCGCATGCAGCAAATCCTGCAGCAAATCAAGCAGCTGGAAGCCGACAACCAAAGGCTCCGTGCAGAATATGACCAGCCGCAGGGCGACGAGATGGCTTGGAACTTTCGGCGCTAGAAGAGGAGGTAATCTATGGCAAAGAAGCCTAGCGCAGAAGACTACATAAAAGCCCTTGTCGCCCTGTTCGGCGCTGGCGCCGCTGGTGTCGGAGGTGGGCTTGGTGGATACGGTGGAGGCTCCGCAAGGGGTGCCTCTGGAGGTGCCGCTGCCATCCTTTCTGGTGGCGGTGAAAACCTTAGCCACAACTTCAACTACGACCTCAACTATATTCCTGGCCCAGCCCAGAATAACGGGATGTTGCAACAGGCAATGGCTACGATGTATGGTTATCGCCAGACACCAGAAGAGCATGCCGCAGCATTGAAGCGTGGAAATGAAAGCGAGCTTACGCAATGGTGGGATGATGACAGGCCTAGGGCAAACTTCACCCCGTCTTCTTCCGCAGTTTCTGGCATAAGGATTACCCCGAAGGGAATTATCCAAATCCGTTTTGGCCGTGGGAACAAATGGTATTCATACCGTGGCGGACCTACGCCTAATGCGGCAGCAGAAGAGGCCATGAAGCTCATAGGGAAGAACGGGCAAAGTATTGGCCGCAATTTGTTGCGTAAGAGCAGCAAGTACGGACAATGGGCCCGTGACCACTATCTACCAGGGTATTAGTATGGCCGTGTTGAAGTATGACGAAAAGTGCGACGTATGCTCGCTGATGGCCGACTGGCTAACGGAGCACGGAGTGAAGTGCGTCCCCATGGAGGGCGCCTCTTCCGTTCCCGTTTATGCCACGGATGACGGAAAGGTGCATTATGGCGACAGGGCAGTTGAAATGGTCGTCAGGGACTATCCGGGGGTCATCCCGTGCGTCCCGGCGTTCGCCAAGGAGCCCGTGGCCAAGTTCGTATATCAGCTGGCCAGGGTTGTAAGGGCGGCCTGTCCCGGTTGCAGGAAAAGGTAAGAACAGGCGTATTTTTAAATAACAAGAGGATTTCAAGATGAACTATGTAGACGCATTCAGGAACAACCTGGCAACTGGTGTATTCGACCCGAAAAAGGCTAGCCGTGACGACATTAGGACTGCACAGCTTCTGGTTGGCACAAACACGGACGGAGTATGGGGACCGAAGTCACAGGCCGCCCTTGAAACGTTCCAGCAGAACTATCAGGTTCCGCAGGCAGCCAATCCGTACGAAGGGCAAATGCAGTTCCGCTGGCAGGGCATGACTGGCGGCGATGCGGCCCAGGCTTACACGGCGCACGACACGAGGCGCCTTGCCGAGATTGAGCAGCAAATTGCTCGCAACGAACAGAAGATTCAGGAACTCAAAGAAGAGTATGCCAGACTGCAACAGGAAAACAAAGATTCTGTCGGAGAAATGGAACGCAAGATTGCGGCCAACCGTGCAGGTATCGGCGATTCCAGCCAGTACAACGCATGGCGTGCCCGTGAAGAGTCCAGGGCAGCTTCGGAGAACGCACGCCAGGAAGACAACAAGGGAAAGCTTTCCGTCTTGAAGAGCAAGGTTAACAACGCAATGCGGGACCTTTCTTACGCCCGTGGCGAAAAGCAGGAAGCCGTTGCCCGTCAAATCTACGACGATGCGTTGGCCGAATACAACAAGGCTGCACAGGCTGCTGGTGAACCGCAAATGGCCCCGAACACTTACGTTAGCGGAAAGACCGTGACTATGTTCGACACAAAGGACTTCATCAGGCAGCACCGTGATTCCAAGGGTCATTGGGATTCCGAGGAAAACAAGAACACGGCTTACGAGATGGCCCATTCGCTCGGTGACGAGGGAGTGCAACTGCTCGACGAAATCTTCGGCCAGAAGACGCAGGCCAAGGCTGCATCCGATTCGAAGAACTACAAAGCAGCTTTAAAGGCAGCCGTTGCCCACCTTATAGGAAAGGCAAGGTCAGGTGAATACCCGATTACTGTACAAGGAAAGCAGAAGATGGCAAAGGTTACAGCTGAGGGTGACAAGAAAAAGATTTACGTTGACGGCCAGTTCGTTGACGAGTGGGAGGTCAAGTAATGGCAAGGACATGGACAAAGTCGGAATGGGACGACGAGAAGTGGCGCATTGCCGAAGAGGCTGTCAAGTCCCGCATGTCGAAGAAGAAGTTCGATGGCAAGAGCCAGACGTTCATCGACGCAGTTGAAAGGGACCTGTTGAAGCAAGCCAAGGACAAGCTTGACGAGGACTTCAAGTACGATGCCTTGAAGGACACCGAGAAGGATGCCATCAGCAAGTGGAAGGCCGAGGACGCCGACAACTATCTTCTCGGCGGTGGCAATGAGGCTTTCAAGAATGCCCATAACCCGCTAGTGAAGAAGAAGATGGACGACTTCGCCAAGCTCGGTCCGCTCGTTCTCGGCATTGCCGACGAGGGTCTTGACTGGTATAGCATGGGTCAGGAAGACCTGTTCGATGCAGGCAAGAAGCTCGGCTACGACACATCTACCAAGAAAGGCAAGATGGATTTCCTCAACGACATTGCCGACGTTCAGAAGGCACATGACCGTGGCAAGATGCTCGAAGAGTTCAACAGGGAAAACACTGGGGCGGAAGCATTTTTAAGAGAAGTTTTCTATCCGTCCATGATGGAAGAGATACGCAGACAAATCGTCACGGGCGAAGGAACGCAAGACCAAATTGATAAGGCAAAGTGGCTTGACCGTGGAACCGCTGTTCTCATGGGTATAGCACCTGATGTCGGTGGACTTGGAGCCCTTACGAAGGGAACAAAGGCAGGAAGGGTAATGGCATCTCCTATGGCAGAAGGTGTTCTCGGTGCGGCAGCACAGGGAGGCCTTGAAGCAGGAAGGCAGGCCATCAAGGAAAAAATTGACCCAGAACTGGAAGCCGACTACAGAGCTGCGTTGCTCGCATCTACTTTGGGAGCTACACGTCCAGGCATGATTGGAAGTGTTTCTGCATTGACACAGCAAATTCCTGGAAATGCTTTTACAAGGTTCTCACGTGGAATAAGTGCTGCTACAAGGAGGGGAAATCCAGTCGAACAGGAACGCAACATGCTCGAAGAGCTTCTCTTCAACAACGTAAACCGTGCGAAGAAGTATGCGGCGAATGTTGAAAAGATTGCCACGACAAAGCGTGCAATAAAGAATGCCGAGAATGAAAGTCAGGCAATCGAGGGCCTATTCGGAAAAGGAGACCTGGTCGGCCTGAGCCCAGCAGAAATCAACAAGGGAAACGTTGAGCAGCTTGTTAACGAAAGGATGAACGCATTGCAGTTGCCTGGTGTCTACAAGTCGTCCGAAGCTACTGCATCCGATGCAGCAAAGATATTGAAGGCATACGACGACCTGTCAAAGACGAAATTCGTAAGGATTCCTGGCGATGTTGCACGTCCAGGCGAGTTCGACTATCTCGTAACAAAGGGAAAGACTGGTGACTACCTCAGACAGGTTGACCCTGAATACTGGGAAAACATCAGGCGCCTGTTCCCGATGAAGGCAGCCGAAGTGGAGGGAATGGGCCCAGCATACAAGGCGGGCCTTAGGACTGGTCAATTCCTAGGCGACATTGGTGGACGCATAGAGCCTATCATAAAGGTGAACCCGTTAGGTCCAATTTCTGGTGGCCGTGCCAACATCATGAACAACGACTACAAGGAAGCCGCATGGTATAAGAAGCTGTCCAAGAAACAGCAGGAAGCTTTCGACGACGCATACGAGAAAGCCAAGAAGGCCAACAAGTAGGCATATTTTTTAGGCGAGGTTTCAAATGACTGAACTAGAAATTATTGACAACTGGAACGACTTCGAGAGCCGTTGCGCACAGGCCAGGGAAACCCAAATATCACGTATCCGTGAAGACCGTGAATTTCTTTCTGGCGAACAATGGAACTCGGACGACAAGAACATGGTCGGCACTGGCTGTGCCATCAGGACAGTTGATGTCACAAGTGTAAGCATTAACGCAATTAGGAATCAATACATCAAGGCGCCATTCCAATGGTTCACTGGCGACAGCGAGCTGGACCAGTTGGCCGATTCGTTCCTTGCCACGAGGGACAACGCTCGGGCGGCAGTGGACGTCCTGGAAAGCGTGGTGGCATATGGCCTGGGCGTTTTCGCTTTGAGTACCGAAGAGGTTGATGGCGAAATCGTCCCGTGCATATATGCGCCCGAGGATATCACAAAAGTTTACCTTGACCCTGACTCCACGGCTGCAGACGGTTCCGATGCCTTCGAAGGGGCAATCGTCGAAGTCAAGAGCAAGAACTGGGTCAGGCACAACTACCCCGATATCGACACCGATAAAGACCCGTTGGTCAACTGTCACGGCAAGGGCGAAGGGCTACCGCTTGTGACGTATTACGTTCGTGAGAACGGCCAATGCACTGTCTACAAACTTCTCGGTGACAGGATGGTCGCTGACCCAGCCGTGATTGAGATTGACAGGATACCGCTCTTTCCAGTATATGGTGAGAAGTGCTTCGTGAACGACAAGGTCGTGTACAAGGGAATTGTCCGCAAGGCTACCCCGGTGCAGAAGATTATCAACATGGCTTACACGGCCCTCGGAGAAAGGCTGGCCTTGTCGCCGAAGCCGATTATCATGACGACTGTCGATGCAGTGGAAGACCTGGAAAGCGGATACCGCAACATCGGAAAGACGAGAAATCCGCTGGTCACTTACAACAGGACTACCGATGACGGCAAGACGGTTCTTGACCCGCCGAAGTATATCCAGACTGCAGTAGAGTTCGGTGACGTTGTCAACATCATTTCAAGCAACCTTGAATTCATGCATTCCATTACGGGCGTTGACAGCAAGGGCATGGTTGACAGCAACATGGAAATCACGGCCACGCAGGCCATGCTGGACAAGCAGACCGAGGCTACCAATATCCGCCATTTCTACGAGAACATGCGCACGACATACAAGGCAGTTGCCGAATCAGTTCTCGGATTGCTCGGTGTACAGGACGTTACGGTTGATGTAATCGAGGGACCCGAGTCCATGATGGAAAGGCAAATCGCCTTGCAGATGCTCAATGGCATGTTGCCGTCCGTGCAGCAGGACCCGATTAAGTTGCAAATCGTTCTTGACGGAATGCTTCTGGCCAACAGCGACAATGCTGTTCTCCGCCAGGTCTACGCAAGCATGCATTCTGCTCCTACGCCGAGCCCGACCGAACAGCAGGCCCTTGTAACTGTCGAGGAAATGAAGAAGGCTATTCAGCAGAAGGACCAGGAAATCCAGCAAATGCAGCAGCAAATCCAGTCCTACGAAAGTGCCGAAAGGAATACGGGCCTGACCATCCAGGGCGAGCTCATGAAGATGAAACTCGGCCACGAACAGAAGATGCAGGAAATGGCGTTCCAGAAGGAACTCGAAGGCGGAACCGATGCGGCCAAGGCTGCAATGGAACTCGAAAAGTCCCAAATGGATATCGAGAAGCAGGCCATAGAACTTGACGCTGCAAAGACGAAGGCACAGGCCGAAAAGGTAAAGGCCGCCACTTCAATGATTGATGCCATAACTCCTAAGGAGGCAACTGATGAAGTTAGCGTTTCAAAGACGATTTCTTGATGACAATGGCTTGCCGTTGAACGCAGGCCGCATCACATTGTATGCCCATGACAGCCAGACGCCGATTACGGTGTATTCGCTGACGGGGGACGACTATTCCCCGGCGGAGAACCCGATGCTTACGACCAACGATGGCCGCATCGACACCGTGTTCTACGATGACGGCATCATCGACGTAAAGGTTGAAAAGAACAACGGCGACGGAACTTTCGAGCTTCTCGATACTTTCGAGGACGGCCTTGACGTCGGCAAGAACGGGACAAGCGACACGCAGGTTTCCACCATCGAGGAACTCCGCAACGTGAACCCAGAAGTGGGAACCGTGACGGTCACTGGCTACTACACGCAGGGCGATTGCCCTGTTAGGATGTACATGTGGGACCCGAACAGCACGAACGCTATTGACGGTGGCTATGTCATTGGCAGCGATGTTTCGGACACTGGTCGCTGGATTCTTATGTGGCACGACGAGATTATCCCGTGTACTGTCTATGGCGTGATGCCTGGTCAGTACGAGGAGAACATCACTTCCTTCCTGAACTTCCCGAACACGGTAAGTACGAAGGCCATTGCGACGGCAAGGATTTGCCGATTCATCCCTGGCTACTACCAGACGGACCAGACTTACTATACGTCCAAGACGCTCTACTTCGACGAGGGCGCCCAGTTCGTCACTGGCGAGTTTGTTTGCAATACGGCAATCGTCCCGAGCAACAATGGATACGTGGCCGATTTCAGGTTCAACGGTGTGCAGAAGGAAGTGCATAGCTCATGGTTCAGGACGGTATTCGCATTCCTTACATGCAATGCCCAGCGCTATGTAATCGACTCCACGAACCACTTTACAAACACGTCCTTGACAAGCCAGGTTACCTTCACCAATGCGGAGCTCGAATTCCACGGAAGGCTCCCTGTTACCTACAGCGGGACCGCAAGAATCAATTTCAGCCGATGCGACTTGCAGGGAAGCGGCTTCTTCAACCAGACGGACGTTGTCTATTTCTCGTACACGGAAATTCATGACAAGTGGTGGCTTAGCCCAGCCGACATCGACTGGGTCAACAAGGTGCATGCAAGGACTGTTTCGCTCGACAGGCTTCTCTTGCAGAACTTCCAGAACACTACTGCATACGTTAACGCCATCAAGGCCGATGGCCAGACCAAGTGCGACCTTGCGGGAAGATACATTGCCAGCCTTTCTGCTAACGGATTCACCGACGTTCTTAACGTTGACTGTAATTCGTTCACTTATAACCAACAGGGTGGCGGAATCGAAATCAAGAACGTCAAGGCGAACAGCGTGTATGTGTCGTGCGCCTCATGGACCATCAAGGACAGCGAGCTCGATTCTGTTTTTGCAAGCGTAAGCAACTACTTCATTTGCTATGACAGCCGCATCAGCTTCCAGTCGGCGCCTACATTCAGTGCCCTGTGGCTTACTGACTGCGATATCAACGGAGGTTCCACATGGACTTCCAAGGGCCAGGTCATTTGCGAAGGCGGATACTTCAATGCCAGCCTGAACTATGTCACGGACAACACGACTAACCACGGCCTGGTCAAGTTTACGAAAGTTCGATTCGGCGAGAACAACTCCTTTACCTTGAAGAATCTTGCCATCTACGACAGCACCTTGACGAACAACACCATCAAGATGTATCCATACAAGGAAGGGGACAACTACTACTTCTCCATCGACCTTGAAAACAACATCATCCGCAACACGAACCCGATAGAGTTCACCAGGATTGAGGAGATTGACGGCTGGTGGCAGGAAGACGTGTATGACATCATCCTTCGCTGGACCATTGTGAACAATGTGTTCCTCGGAAACGAAGAGGGCCTGCGCATGCGTTACTGGCAGAAGCGTGGTGGACAGCACTACAACAGGACATTCGTCAAGATGGCCCAAGGCGTCCACAGCATCACCTATGAAGGCAACGTGGGCAAGTGCCCGTCCGACAACATGCGTGGAACGACCGTAGCCGACAACAAGAACTACACGACGGAAACCTATAATGACAGCACTATTTACAAGTATTCTGGTTCATATAAGCGTTGCATGATGAACCCGGTTTCCTCTATTTGGTGGAACATAGGACCGATAGGCGGACCGAATACGATGATGAAGTACTACTCATGGGTGAACAGCCCGTATAACTCCGTCACCTATTCCATGTTCGTCCAGACGACATGGTTCAGCTATCCGAGGGCCCACGACGAGGTTGCAACTGACGGGGATTTCTTCCTGTTGGCAATTTGCACGTTCGGTGACTACATCCGCATTGTCCAGCAGGGCGACGGGGACAGGAATCAGGGCGTCGTGGCAAAGGTAATCTAGCATATTTTTATTGCGAGGTAAACAATGTCAGTCGCATATCTTTTTGACCCCGTGAAGCAATTTATCTCCCGCAATGGCGTTCCGCTTGCGGGAGGCTTTCTCAATGTCTTCGTAGGGGAATCGCAGGAACCAGCCGACACTTACAGCGACCCGGAAGGGACCGTGATGAACCCGAGGAACATTCCAATCGACTCGGCTGGCCGTGCCCTTGGAGTGTTTGTTGACGACACGAAACTGTATACGTTGAAGGCCTACAACTCGGGCGGCATGTTGCAGTTCAGCATCTACCCTGTCGCACCTGGAAAGGGCGGTGGCGGAAGCGGGAACTGCTATTACTGGCCAGGGGACGAGTACATCCATATCGACCAGGACGCAAGGGAAATCAGCCTGCAGAACATGAGGCAAATTTGCGGTGACGGTGATACGATTATCGACACCGATTCCGACGGAAAGGTAGTCTTTTCTGTGAACCCTGCACTTATCGGTAATGAAACTCATGTAGCCGCTGGCGAGCATACTACTGTTGACTTCGACAGCGACAACAACACTTACACCGTGAATGCAAATATGCAGGGCACGGAAACGATAGACGTAGATTCTGACGGAAAAATCAGCGGAAAGTACAGGGGTGGTTATGGCATCGAAATTTCTGGCGACAGGATTAGCAAGACGCATCACAGGCTCATTGAAACGAATAACGTCCAGTACACTTATTGCAAGGTGTTCGATTTTACTTGGCAATATGTCTATGGACGTGGTCAATGTGTTTTCACTGCTACTCATTACGGTGGCAGCTATGTGACATTTTCTGTCACCCTAATAAGGGCTGTTGGGACGAACTATACGGTGGCTTGGCCATACGTCGTTGCGGCAAGTGACGACATGATAAACCCTGGCGCCTTCATCGAGCGCCTGGAAATCCGTGAAGTCGGCAACCGCATCGTCGGTTATTTGAAGTTGCGTAATTTCAGTCAAAATCAGTTCTGGCTTGACTGGGAAGGTTCTTCTGGCGCTGGTATCGTATCGTTCACTCCGCAGCTTACCAATTCTCCCGAGGGCGAAATTGCCTGGACTAGGACAGTTGACAAGACCGATGTTTGGTATTCGCAGTACGATGCGGACAACATATTCCAAAAACGTCTAACCGCAGGCCGCCATATTTCCATTGATTCCGACAATGTCATAAGTGGCGAAGGTGTCTTCGTGGCCGAGTACGGTACCACAACCTTCGCACAGGTGCAGGAGGCTCTCGCACAGGGAGACC